TGCACCTGGGCTCCCGGAGATGCCGAGTCCCCCGACCGCCTTGATGCTTGCGTCTGGGCTATTTCCGCCCTCAAGGGACTGTCTAGAGGATCTTGGGCTGACGCTTACGGAATCCTGACTTGCCTTAATGAGCAATGCAAGCGAGGATACCTTTCAGAAGGCCGTACTGCATGCCCGCACTGCGGCACTCCCAAGCCGGAGGCAGCATGACCCCAGCAGAAAAGCGTGACCTGGCAGCCTTGAAGGATGAAATTGCCAGCCTGCGAGACGAGATCAAGGACCTGAAGGCACCTGCGCATCATGACTGCCATGGCTGTCACGGATGCCACGGGTGCAATCACGGTTATTGCATACATCATTATCACTGGCCGTCTTACCAGCCTTACCAGCAGCCGCTGGTTACCTGGACAAATACAACTACGACTGGTGCCGGGAATTATTACACGTCATCGTATTACCAGCTGCCAGCCGGCGGGAGTTCTTGATGGCTGCGATTGAGAACATCGAGTTTGAAAACACTCAGCTAACAGATGACGCACTCGATCGCCGGGCGGCCCTTGCTGATTCCGTGAGCCTGGCTTCCGCGGCCAGTATCTTCAGCCGAGAGCACGATAACCTGATCCTGGTGCGCGCAGAGGCCTTCTACCGCTGGCTGCGCCTGCGGGATACACTCAAGCCGTCACTCACCGTCTCGGCGGGAACGCCGGAGCAGCAAGGAGCAAGACCATGACCACCCCAGCCCCCGTCACCCTGACCACGATTCAGCAGGTAGTCCTGACCGCCTCGGAGACCAACGCCGCCGGTGGTGCCGTCACCCCGGCTGACGCTCTTTCCTGGTCGTCAGACAACACTGCTGTTATCACTCTTACGCCTTCTGCTGACACCTTGACGGCCACTGCCGTTGCCGCCGGCGCTGGCACGGCGAATGTCACCGTTACAGACCCGGGCCTGAGCCTGACGTCTGCTGCACTCGTCATTGACGTTACTGCTGCGGGTGCAACTCAGGTTGCAATCTCAGCTGGCGCACCGGAAGACATCCCGGCACCTGCGCCAGTCGCATAATCCCTAATACAACCGGCCTGGAGGCTAATGGCGATCGCCCGGTACTACAAGGTCGGCGTGTTTGACACCTCGACACCTCTGGCGACGGGTGCATCTGTCGCCACCACGACGCCGACGGGAATTCTGGCAGGTCTTCTGGCGGCTACGACTGACATCAACATCTCAGCAGTCCGGGCGTCCTGCCTTGGTGCAGCGTCTTTCCCGTCGAACGCCTCGGTCGCGGTATCACTCAACATTGCCACGACCACCATCACCGGCGGCAATGCGGCAAGCCCGAGGCTCCTGGGCGGCGGCTCGGCTCTTGCCTCCCAGACTCCGTGGAAAACTGCTGGCGGCACTAGTGCGACGGTCCTGACTGGCGGCTTTGTCCTGTCTACATTCTTGTGGTCACAGGAGCTGCCATTCACAGCCGGCGCTAACTGGGGTGAGTGGTTCTCACCTGGTTTCGAAGCTAACGTCGCGGCATCTGCCCAGGTCGTGCTTTACGTCACGCAGTCTTCGGCCGGCACTGGTACTACGTTCACCGGGGAAGTCGAGTACACGGAGTAAAATGAGGCGCGCATGGATCAGTCGCTGACGAGGTTTTCTCGGCTGCCGGTGGAAGTGCTCTGGCAGCCGGTTGCGAAGGCACTGGCGGATACCAGGCGAGAAGGCGGGTCAATCGATGATCTCACCGACAAGCTGGTTGCCATCTGGTCCCAGTACTCCTGGTTTGATGCCGAAACGTTCCGCCGTCATGCGACCGGGCGGTCAGGCGTCTGCCTGCCAGATGAAAGTGCACACGGACGACCGGCTAGGCGTCCTGATCCCGTGCGGCAGGCCTGACGCCTCGCTTGTGCGGATAACATGCACGCGCCTTGGCCACACCGAGAATGTGATCATGTGCAGTAAGTGCATGTTCGCGATCACATACTGCCAGGAGTGCTTTGACACTGACAAGATGCTTGTCAGGGCAACTGTTCTCGCTCTAGCACGAAGAACATAACTGATGCCGCTACTTCTGAACAGTGCTGAAGGCGGCACGAACGGCACCACTGTTACCGTCGCGAACTCTGGCGGGGCCAGTGGCAGTCCGTTCGATACGGTCAGTATCGGCTCAGGAGCAGCGCTCACGTATGACAGCACTCGCTCTGCTCATGGCAACCTGAGCTACAGCTTCTCAACTGGCGTCACAGCGGTACTGTCCAATGTCCAGTGGACGACGGTAATTGGCGGATTCCAGCCTCAGATCTGGTTTCGGACTTACTCTTTGTTCACGTCAATACCCGCCGCAACTCAGCGGATATTTACTAGCACAAATGGTGGCACAGGAGCGGCTATTTTCGTCCTCCTGACAACTGGCCACATTCAGTGCCGCACCGGGGCAGCCGGAACGCAGACATTGAACAGCACGAATGCGATTACGGCTGGGCAGTGGTTCCGCCTTGAAGGCTTCGTTATCGGCGATCCTGCCGTCGGGCAGGTCGAATTCAAGCTCTTTCTTGGCGGCAGTGTTGACAGCGTTACGCCAACTGAAACGCAGACATCAGCCGCGAGTGTCAACACGACTGGCCAGGTAAATGCTTGCAGCTTCGGTATCTCCACAAACACTGCTAACGCCGGGCCGTACTGGGAAGATGATCTCGGCTTTTCCACCACTGGCTACATCGGCCCGGTTATCAGCGCACCTGTTCTCAGCGGCTTCAGGCTGACTTAATTCGTGAGCATCATTGTTGTTACAGGCATACCACGCTCTGGTACGTCAATGATGATGCGGATGCTAGAGGCAGGCGGCGTGCCATGCTTTCACGATCCCGACCAGCGGGCTAACCAGTTTAACCCCGGCGGGTTTTACGAGTCTCAGGCCGTCATGGGCGGGGACTTCGCAGGCGTTCCTGATGGTCACGCCGTGAAGTGCCTGCATATGCTGGCGACGATGCCTGACGACCTGGACGCCAGGGTCATCATCATGCAGCGCGACATCGCCGTGACGATGGCGTCAGCGAATCGGATGGCAGCGGCGGCCGGGAAGCCACTACTGCCTGATGACTACGCCGGATTCCTTCAGGGCTGCATGGACGCAACCCGGCTGTGGTGTGCCGGCAAGCCGCATGTTGAAGTGCGGAAAGACGATGTCCACCGCAACACGGCCAATGAATGCCTGCGGGTGCGCAGGATGCTGGGCATTGACCTGGATCTGGCCGCAATGGCGAATGTGCCGTCTCCGAGGTCATACTTATGCCGACGCTGACTTTTAATTACACAGGAGCCGCCCAGACGTGGACGGTGCCTGCTGGCGTCTCGTCGGTGAATGTCGATATGGCTGGCGCTCAGGGCGCGACTGTCACTGGTGACAATGGCGGGAATGGCGGCCGGACGCAGGTTACGGTCCCCGCCACTCCCGGCGATGTATGGCAGATCAATGTCGGCGGCCAGGGCTCAGGTAACGTCGCCGGCTTCAACGGCGGCGGCAATGGCACCGCCGGCGGGTTCTCCTCTAAGACTTATGTGCCTGCGTCGGGCGCCGGCGGTGGCGCATCAGATATTCGCGTGCCGAATTCATCGCCAACGCTGGCTAACCGCACCGTTGTCGCGGGCGGTGGCGGTGGCGGCGGCTCAACGGCAGGGAGTTCCGGGTCAGGCGGCACTGGCGGGGGCGGTAACGGCCCGGCCGGTGACACCGGCGGGATCGGGCTTGGGGTTACCGGCTGCGCCGGCGGAGGTGGCACGCAAGTCGCCGGGGGCGTGGCGGGGACGCAGAGCGGTCATCCGGGTAACGCGGGGTCGCTGGGGGTGGGCGGGAACAGTACCGCGCACGGTGTTTTCTTCACCTACCCAGGCGGTGCCGGCGGCGGCGGCCTGTACGGCGGCGGTGGTGGTGTCAACACGGGCGGTGGCGGGGGTGGCTCCAGTTCAGGTCCTGGCAGCCCGGTTTACACCGACGCCTTTCAGTCTGGCAACGGCTACGTCACGCTTACTTACGCGGCTGCTGCTTCTTCTCAGCCACCAGCTTTTGCCTATCTGAGACGGCGTATCTAACCAGGGAGCGGAGGGATCATGGGCGCACGCACGTACTGGTCGGCACCAGTACCGCAACTTGGATTCAGCAGCCTGGTCGTGGCGTCGTTCACGACCGCGACGCTCACGGACATCTCGCCGTACCAGGTGATCCTTCAGCCGGGAATGCTTGAAGTCGGCACTCGCGTCCGCATCAGGGCGTACGGCGAGTACACGGCGACGACGACGGCCTCGACGCTGACGTGGGGTTTCTACATGAACTCCACCCTCACCAACAACATCGCCACTACGGCAGCGGCTCTTGCGACTACTGCCTCCACGGCCGCTGTGGTTGCGACGGCATGGCCCTGGATGCTGGATTACGAGGGTCAGATTCGTGCAATCACTGACCCTACTGTTGGTGCCACAAACGCGCAGATTTACGGCATGGGAAAGGCGTTCCTGCCGGCGTCACTAACCACGTTCACCCTGACGGCAATTCCAGTTACGGCCGTTGCCAGGACGGTGCAGCAGACAGCAACGGGCCTGGTGACGAACATCGCCCAGACCGTCTCGGTTGGCCTGACTGTTGGCACGAATACCGGCTTCACCAGCGCGACTTGTGACGAGCTGACCGTCGAGCTGCTCGGGTAAAGGGCTCTCTCCTAGGAGGTCCCTGTGCCGCAGCTCCCGCCAGGTGGCGGACCGCCGTATCTTCCGCTTAACGGTCCTTCTAACCCCGGCGAACCGTTTACCTCGTGGGTGTTCCCGCAAGGCATGCCCTTGCAGCCGGCGATCACTCATGTCAACGCCGGGTCAATCAGTGCCTCGGGTGCATCGGCAGCCGCGTACTCAGTCACGATCCCAGCCGGCACCGGTATTCAGCCCGGCGACCTGATCGTCGTCAACGCGAACTCCAATGGCACGCATGTCACTAATGGCATGTCGGTGCAGGACTCCGTCAACCTGACGAACTACACGACGATTAAGGAGCAGGACCTTTCCAGCGCGTCAACACGCTGGATGCAGACGTTCTTCTACCAGACCAACGTCGCCATTGCTGACGGCTCGACGATCACCCTGACGCCGTATGCGTCGAATGTCGCCAGCTCGTTCTGCGTTGATATTTTCCGAGGCACGTCTGGCGCAATTGCCGCCACCGTCCAGGGAGTCAGCCCGGCCGCCGGGACGACGGTAATCGCGCCGGCATTGCTGACGGCTCCGCCGTCATTTAGCCTTGTCCTGTCGTTCGCGTCGTTCTCCACCTCGGCGACGAGCCTGTCGCCGCCGTCGCCGCTGCCGTTCACGCTCGGATCAAACCGGCTGACTACGCCGGCAGTTGGCATCGCCTACGTTCTGGCGGCTAACGGGCTCAGTACCTACAGTGTTACCTGGACTAACGACAGCTCGCAGTCCAATGCGGCCGAGACGGTCGCGTTTGGCGCGCTGTCCACCACCGGGAACCTTACAGTCCCGCCGCTACGCGGCCCGGTCGTGGCTGCCAGCAGGCCGCTGCCGCCGCGTGGCCGGTGCATGACAGTCGTAGGGATTCCCTACGATTCCGTTTCGCCACCGCCTCCTGCCCTTCACGGGCCGGTTGCGGCAGTTAGTCGTTTCCTGCCACCTCGCGGGCGAATCGGCAGTAATCCTGGCGTAGCGACGGCTGTTGCCCCGGCATCGGCTACGCTTTACCCGTTGCACGGCCCGGTGCAGGCACCTCAGCCGCTGCCAGTCAGAGGGCGGGCTCAGGGCCGGGCTGGAACATTCACGGCGGCTCCGACTCCGGCTCCGCTGTACCCGCTTCACGGGCCAGTTGCGGCAGCCGGCCGTAGTCTCGGAATCCGGGGACGGAACCGCAGTAGTAATGGCGTCTTCAGCCAGCTCGGCCCGGCCTTCACGCAGCTTCGCCGGCCGGTTGCTGCGATCAGTCGTCCTCTGCCGTCACGCGGACGGGCATCTAGCAATCAAGGTATCTACAATCAGGTCGGACCGCGGCTAACGCCACTTCAGCGAGCCCTCCAGGCTCGCCAGCCTCTTCCGGCGCGAGGAAGAGCATACGGGCGTACCGGAATTTACGGTCAGCTCGGCCCGGCTCTTACCCCGTTGCAGCGGCCAGCTGCAGCTCGCCTTCGTGTACTGCCACTGCGTGGCCAGATTTACCGTAACGCCGGCACGCGCGGCCAGCTGGGTCCGTCACTGACGCCGCTACATCAGCCGGTGCAGGCTCGCCAGCCACTTCCGCTGCGTGGCCGTACATACCGTAACCCTGGCGTGCCTGGCCAGGCAGGCCCGGCTGTTTACCCGCTACATCGGCCAATTCAGGCGCGGTACATCCTGCCGTCACGCGGCCGGACGATAAGCCGTGGTGGCACGTTCTCAGTATTCACACCGGTTTCCGGGCCTCCGCTTTATCCTCTGCATGGCCCCATTCAGGCACGTCAGCCACTACCGCAGCGCGGTCATACTGACACGCTTATCTCGATCCCGCTGTATTACCTGGGACCTTCGCTGACACCGCTTCAGCGTCCGGTGGCGGCCAGAATTCAGCCGCCTCAGCCGCTGAAGGGCCGGACGCAGTGGCGTCAGGGAACAAGTGCGCAAGTCGGCCCGCCGGTCTACCCGCTTCACGGCCCGGTGAAGGCTGCGTTCCGCACGCTGCCGCCGAAGGGCTCAGCACAGGGACGCGCTGGCGTACGTAACCAGACCGGCCCGGCTGTCAAGCCGCTTACCCGGCCGGTTTTCACGTTCTCGCCAGCACCACGGCGCGGAACGAACACCAGCCGGGCAGCAATTACAACGCTGCCGTTCGCTCAGGCGGTGCTGTACCCAAGGCACGGTCCAGTCAAGGCGCAACCTCCGCTGCCGTCTCGCGGGCGCAGTTACCGGACGCCACCGTATGTTACGCCGCTAATCCCAGTTCACGGACCGCCGCTTACTCCGCTGCATGGTCCCGTGCGCAGCCGGATCTTGCCGGCAATCCGAGGCGGCACGGCACACGGCCTGGCGGGCAATCTTATCTCCAAGCCAGTTGAGTTCAGTGTTTTTAACCCGTTCTCGAGTTGGATACTGAACATCCCGCAGACGGCGTGGACAACTGGTAATGTTGCCCTGAACTGGAACATTAGCGCCTCAGCACCAGGGTCAATGTGGATAACGGGCAGCATCAGCGGAAACTGGTTCCTGGGCAACCCGGATTAGGAGGCGCGTGCCAGCTGACCTGACCATTGCGTCATCCTCGATAGAGTACGTGAATGTCCCCGTCCAGGCAACTGTGGCGGGGACTCCGTACAACCCCACGGCAGATGCCGTCGCAATGGCGTTTATCGCAGGGCCGGCGCAGCCCACGTCATTCACGAGCGGCTCGTGGATAACCACGGTCCAGGGTAATTACATCGCCCGGTGCCTAGTTGGCACGAATACAAATGGGATCTTGCTTGCACCCGGCTTGTACACGGTCTGGGTTAAGATCACTGACAGTCCTGAAGTGCCGGTCAGGCCCGCAGGCACCTTGCAGATCACGTAACGGAGGCGTCATGCCATTCAGCCTGACAACGATCTCCGTAACGGGATCATTCTACAACGCGGCCGGAACGGGGCTTTCGGGGTCGGTCACGTTTACGCCAACGGCTGCCCTGACTGATGCATCGGCAAAGCTGATCATGTCTGACACTCCGATTATCGCTGCTGTGACGTCCGGGACAATGACCCCGCAAACGCTTGCCACGACTGATAATGCAGGCCTCATCCCAGCGGGATGGCAGTATGCAATTGGGGTTGCCATCCCGGGTGCATCTACCGTATTCAACACGTACCTGCCGTCCACCGTCGGCACGGCAGGGACAGTTGACATCTCGCTGCTTCAGCCGTCCACGGCAGTCATAACTCCTTCAGGCTCTTATGTCCAGTCACTAAACGGCTACACTGGCCAGGTAAGTATCTCCTTTGCGAACGGGACCCTGACTGTTGGACCAACCCTTTAGTGAGCCGCAGTTTACTGCTGAAGAACTTGAAGGCTACCGAGAGCAGTTCCAGAAAAAGGAAGGCTGCATCCACTGCGGTGGCCTTCACCTTCGGGCCTGCCGGCGAGTACGCCGGATGGTCATGAAGAACAAGGAAGACCTTGCCGAAGTTGAGTTCTGGGCTGACGGCATATGGGACGAGTCAGGCATTATCTGGCCTGAAGACGTTTACGGTGTTGAGGCAGGAGATGGCGACGATGGCCAAGGCAGCGACAAAGCCGAAGAAGCCGGTAAAGCCGGTTAAGAAACTTCCGCCAGCCGCAGCCAAGCAGAAACTACGCCATGCATTTATCTCTAACAGCAGGGTTCATGTAATACGTAGTCGCACGCCCGTGCCATCAAAGCCAGTCAAGGCCATTCAGCCGGATTATCCGGATCTCAAGTTCCCGGGTAAGTCATACTGGTCTCTTGGGCACAATGATGAGCTGGAAACGTGCGCTATGACGGCACTTGCGAATCATCTTCTCATCAGCAAGCGGTCTAAGGCTGATGACGATGACATCGCTGCCGCTGGCGAGAACCTGAGTCTTAAAGATGCTGTCGCCTACGCCGAGAGTTTCGGCCTGGCAGGCTGGGGAATCAAGGACGCTTACCAGATCGAGCTGAATGCGCAAGCGCTCACGGCTCCTGGCGTTCTCTTTGCCCTGGATACTGAATGGGGCCCGCACGCCGTCGTTACGGTGGGTGGCGGGCTTTGCATTTCGTGGGGCCGGATCATGCGAATCAAGCCGCCGATGAAGATTACGGAAGCCTGGTTCTGTGACTGGAGCCGGGAATCACCTCGCACGTGGGACTACCCGGTAGGATAGGAGAAAAGTGGCAGGCAGAGGATCAGTCCTGAGTGGCCTGCGGGCTGCCCAGAACTACGCGACGAGCAGCTCGGGCGGGTCAGCCCCACACCCGAGCTATGTCTCGCCGCTCCTCGGCCAGTACGCACAGTGGACAATGGGCCGTCAGTCCCAGTCCATGTCACTGCCACGCGACCCGCTTGAGTTCCTGACCGGCGCATTCGGGCCTCTTCAGCCAATCAAGCCCATCGGGGTTGACCAGCCGCAGCCGGGCGATCAGCGCCCGATCCCGCGCCGGTGGCAGTACCCGGTTGCCTGGAACATGCCGGTTGGCACTCCCGGCTCAGAGGGCCTCAAGCTAGCTGACTTCGGAACACTCCGGCTCTATGCTGAAATATATTCCGTGGCGCGTGCATGCATCCAGCTTCGCAAGGATGAACTTCTCGGCATCGGCTGGGACATCGGCCCGACTTCCGAGGCCGCTAAGAAAATGCGCGGCGATCGTAAGGCGCAGCGAGATTTCGGTGAGCGGCGAGCCGAGATGCTCAAGTTCTGGCGTCGTCCGGACCCGAACTACAACGACTTTACCACCTGGCTCGAGGCAGTACTCGAGGATGTCCTTGTAATCGACGCTCTTTCGCTTTACATGCATCCTGCGCGCCTTCCTGGTAAAGGTGTTGTTGGTTCTGACCTGGCTGGGCTTGACCTTATCGCAGGCGAGACCATCAGGCCGCTGCTGGACCTGCGAGGCGGCAGTCCTGCCCCGCCGAACCCGGCATACCAGCAGTACCTGTATGGCGTCCCGCGGACTGATCTCATGACGGTCCTGACGGGTGAGGACCTGAAGGACATGGACGGGCCGGTTCACCAGTACCGGTCTGACCAGCTGCTATACCTCCCGCGCAATCCGCGGTCATGGACTCCGTACGGGCAGGCTCCGATGGAGCGCTGCATCGTCCCGGTCATCACGGGCCTGCGGCGGCAGCAGTACCAGATGGACTACTACCTTGAGGGCACGATCCCGGGGATGTTCGTCTCGCCGGGTGACCCGGACATGACCCCGAACCAGCTCCGGGAACTCCAGGACACCTTGAACGCCCTTGCCGGTGACCAGGCATGGAAGCATAAGATCATCGTCCTGCCTGCCGGGTCGAAGGTTGACCCGCAAAAGCCACCTGAGCTGAGTGACCAGACTGACGAAGTCCTCATGACCGAGGTCCTCATGGCGTACTCCGTCATGCCCCTCGAGCTTGGCATCCTGCCAAAGATTGCTGCTACCCAGACGCCCAGCTCGGCCCGCCTCGGCCAGGATCAGGGTGATGTCCAGGAGCGCAAGACTGTTAAGCCTGATCTGCTGTGGCTGAAGAATGCCTTGTTCGACAAGATCATTCAGGGCATCTGCAATCAGCAGGACATGGAGTGGCGCTGGGACGGCCTTGAAGAGGACAAGGACGAAATGATCATGACTCAGCTTCTGACTGAGCAGATCAACGCCGGCCTCATTTCCATCGACGAGGGCCGTGAGGAAATCGGCCGTGACCCGTGGGGCATGGAAATCACGGGAGACCCGGGATGGGGAACAGCCGCAGGCTTCATGCCGCTCGGGGCGATCAATCCCGACACCGGAATGCCGGCTGCACAGGAGGCGCAAGGCTTTGCCCCGAACGGCGTTCCCGCTATCCCCGGCAGTCCGGCCGGGTCATCGCGCTCGGGAAACGTCAGGCGAGGTGGCCCTCCAGTTGCGCCGGGACCGCGGCGGCCAGCAAGCGCGGGACCGCAGACCGCACCGCCGCCGAAGCCGGGGTCTCGCCCGCAGTCACCCTCACACGACGCGGCGGCGGCCGGCCAGGCAGCGAACCGGAAGCCCCGAGCAACCCCGAAGGCGATGCTGTCTGAGCTTGACATGCTCGGCCGTCACCTGAACAAGGGACTTCAGATTTCGCAGTGGGAGCCTCGCCACATCCCAGGGCGCAGTGTCTCTGACATCTCGGAGGCCATGGCTAACGGCCTGACGGCCGCAATGGCAGTTGAGATCGAGAAGGCAAAGCTGTCGTCCAAGCGTCCCGGTCATGACCCTGATTACGGAGACACTGAGCCGAACGATCAGGGGCCGCTCAGCCCTGGCACGGACATCGGGCCGTCATATGACGGGCACTCCAGTGTCTACGGGCAGTGGGAGAACAGCACGCTTGCCGCCCCGCCCGGCGGAATCGAAGGGCAGTGGGGCAACAACGCGGGACCGTCCGGAGGCGCAGGGCAGCCAGGTGGCCAGACGCAGTACACAAACATGGGGCCAGCCGTCAAGGCTGCTGGCGGCAGCCTGGCGGCCAAGATCAAGGCGCAGCTTCTTGAGGATTACCCGCTTGACTCCATGGACTGGATCGACGGAATCAAGTGGACTGGCCCCGTGGAAGTTCCGTCTGAGAAACTTGACACGGATGGCCGCAAGACCTGGAACGCCTGGCATGAGAAGGACAGAGTCAGGTCAATCGCTAGCAAGATCCGGCGTAAGAAGGCCAAGGGACAGCACGTCAAGCCGGCTGTCATTCTTGACTTGCCTGACACTGAGCGTAATGATCAGTACCGGGTTATTGACGGACATCACCGGACCTTGGCCTCGATGCAGGCCGGTGAGCCGCTGTGGGCCTGGGTGGGTACGGCAAGCAAAGTCAAGGGTCCGTGGGACGAATTCCATGCAGACCAGAAGCGTGAGGGCAAGGGCACAGACGCTTATGCTGATGAGCCCTCCAGCAAGTAACAGCCTCGGAGGCTAATGGCGTCATCGTCAATTGTTAACCCTGAGCTGAACCAGACCCAGGCCGCCTGGGAGATGCTGGCCCTGACTATCGATGGCCTGCTTGGCGCAACAAACAGCAGCCGGTACGTCGGAGCCACGGCGTCAGGTGCACCAACGACAGGCATTTTTGTTCTCGGTGACTGGATCATCGACCTGACGGGCAAGGTCTGGATTTGCACGACCGCGGGTCAGCCGGGAACCTGGACAAATCTTGTAGCCGCGAGCCTGCCGGCCGCGGGCGGGACTGTGTCAGGACTGCTGACCCTCGGCGGTGGCACGGCGACAAACAGCTCGGCCCCGATCATCGCCGCACCTGGCTTCTCGGCAGGAGCAGCATCACAGCTTTCTGACCTGACTCGTGACTATATGGTCTACCTGACGGTGGGCACGGGTGGTGGCACGTTCGGGATTTCCATCGGCCCGGCAAACACGACGGTGGATGTCATCATCCCGACGGCAACGGTTGGCGTTGCCGGTGTTGGCTACACTGTCCGGCTGCCGGCTAGCTGGTGGCTGAAAGTTACGGCAACAACCTCAACCATCGCTAACCAGATTGCTGTCGGGTGCTAAATGACAGCCTGGCCGGGGTGGGAAGAGGATCAAGAACTCTCTGAGCGGTACACGCGCAAAATCCGGAGCTCAGTCCGCGGGTGCGTCAACGCCCGAGAGCTGATCACGGCCTGGGACACCATCAGTGCGATCCCGCAGCGCTGGGTTCCTGGTGACGCTGAGTCATTTCTCATGGCACAGGTTGCAGGCCGGATACAAGGTGTCATGGCTGAGCTGCTCGACCTTCTCTGGCAAGATGCGTGGGAACTCGGGGTTGCGAGTGCGGTGGCTCTGGCCGGTGACGGCATCGCGCCAGTCCAGAAAGGGAAGTCTAAGGACTTCGAACGCAAAGTCAAGTGTGATCTGGGACATGAGCACAACAGCCATGCCGCTGCCGGGCTCCTGATCCGGCATAAGCCGCCAGGTGAGAAGCGGAAGTGGCTGCTTCAGAAGCGCGGTGACGTCTCTGATTCCGGTATGTGGGAGATTTTTGGCGGTGCGCTTCATAAGGGCGAGCCTCCTTACCAGGGGGCGTGGCGTGAGGCTGAGGAAGAGGCAGGCAAGCTGCCGTCTAACCTGACGCTACACCATAAGGTTATTAATGATCACGGTGGATGGACGTACACGACGTTCCTCATGGATAGTCCCGAGCTGTTCAACCCGACGCTGAACGGCAGTACGCCGGGTGAGGTTGCCGGGGCTGGCTGGTTTACTCACAAGGAAGTAAAGGGCCTTCCGCTACATCACGGCTTTGCTGACTGCTGGGATGTCCTCAGGCACAGCACGCAGGACACGGCAATCAACGCCGCGATGGCAAAGCGGTGGAAGAACCCGTTTCCGGGCGGGACGGCAGCCCCGCTGCCGGACGATCCGTGGGAGGACATCTACAACCGGCTGATTGCCCGGAGGGTTCCGCCGCTGCTTGCCGGCCCGCTTGCGTCGGCGTTCCTGACGTGGGAAAGCAATGACGGGGCATCAAGCATCATTGCCATGATCCGGACTCTCGTTACGAAAATTGCGGGGGTCTTGCTCAGGCGGCGAGCGGGAACAATTACCTCGCGAGAAGCCGTCCAGGAAATAGACACGATTACTGGCAACGAGCCGCACATGCGGCGCATTGCGACGACTGAGATTTCCGAGGCCGTCAACGCGGCTGCCCGCGAGACTTATATCGTCACGAATGAGATCGAGTATGTTCAGTGGGTAGTCGCTGACGCCGGGGCTTGCGCAGTATGCAAGATGAACGCAGCGGCGGGAGCCATCCCGATCGATCATGCATTCCCGTCCGGGGCCGTCCTGCCTCCTGAGCACCCGAACTGCCGGTGTGCAATTATCCCGGCAGCAGTCCAGCCGCCGACCCGGCACGAGGAAATGCTGACGCCATGGAGTATGGCTAAGTCAGCCGAGACGCCGTACCTGAGCAGTCATCACGCCCCGATCGGGCATGAGGGGCTGTGGCATTCGAAGAACCCGCCACTTCAGCTGCCGGCTTACATCCAGAACATCAGGAACGCCCTGATGCGAAGTGGCATGGACGAGCGCAAGGCGCACGCGATGGCTGTTGCAGCCGTTGAGCGCTGGGCAAAGGGTGACCTGAAGTGGGGCCCGACCAGGCATGTAACACCAGAGGTTCGTGCAGCTTCAGCTGATGCGGTGCGTCAGTGGGAAGCACTCAGAGCGAATCATCCATAAGAAAACAATTTTGGAGGCCCGTGGCCGTCATCACTGACCAGCCGGAAGGTGCGCTGGCCTTCGATAAGATCTTCAGCTTCCCGATCGAGAAGTCAAAGACGGAAATCACCGCTGATGGTGACATGTTCGTGTACGGGAAGTGCACGGACGGGCGCATTGACGCTGATGAGCAGATCGTTGACCCTGAGTGGTCAGCAGACGCCTTGTCTAAGTGGTTCGAGACGGGTGCCAACGTCCGGCAGCAGCATGACCCGAAGAAGCCGGTCGGCAAGGGCATGCACATCGAGCTGAACCGAGATGCAGACGGCGGCCACTGGCTGCGGGCTGAGGTCGTTGACCGAGACGCTCAGCGCCTTGTCAAGAAGGGCGTCCTCCAGGCATTCTCGGTCGGCATCATGAAGCCCAAGATCTTCGCTCACAACAAGGCTCGCGGCGGCATCATCAAGGGCGGCGAGATGGGCGAGGTTTCCCTCGTTGACCGGCCAGCTAACTCGGGCTGCGGCTACGCAATCGTCAAGGCAACCGGCAACGGCACGCCAGAGTACATCGGCAAGCTGTCCGGTGACGCCGGTGTCCTGCGCAAGGCGCTTGGCATCGATCCTCGTGACATGCTGAAGATGCCGCAGCCTGAGAAGGGCGTTGTCCCGGGCATCATCCGGTCGAGCGTGTTCGCTGACCCAGTCTCGAACCGGCTGAATGACGCGCTCCAGGACGAAGACCTGCTGATGAAGCGGGACTTCTCCGCATCCGCCCGGCGCAGGTCAGCCAGTTCCGGGCACGCCATGTCTGACGGGTCGTTCCCGATCGAGAACGGCGGCGACCTCGACAACGCTATTCACCTGGCCGGTCATGGTAAGAACCCGGCTGCTGCTCGCTCGCACATCCGCCGTCAGGCATCCCGGCTTGGGCTGTCAGACAAAATTCCCGACACCTGGAAGATGGCAGGTGACGCCGAGGATATCAGCGACCTGACGTCCGGACTCACTGAGGAGCTAGTGAAGGCTATCAATGAAGGGCTCGCATCAGTGGACGAGGTTCGCGAGGAACTCGGCAAGACGGCTGAGCCTGATCTCGTCAAGTGCGCAACTTGCGACGGCTCAGGCACGATCCGCGGTGGCGCAGTTGCCTGCCCGGACTGCAAGGGCAAGCCGGGCAAGGGTGACGAGGATGGTGTCGGCAAGTCACTCGCGCCGCCGGATGACGGTGACGACGATGATGACGATGATGATGACAAGGACACCGGCGGCAGCGACTCTGACACCGGTAACAACACCAGTGGCAAGTCAGCTCGCACCGGCAGTGGCGGTGGCCTTGCACTAGGCAAGAAGCCTCGTAACAGGGGTAATGGCGCGGGAGCCAAGCCGAGTGCTGACGTACAGGACAACAGCATGTCGGATGACTCCGCAAGTGGCCCCAAGGGCCGTAACTACTCAGGCAACAAGACCAGCAAGAAGTTTGCCTGCTCTAGCTGCGGGCACAAGGCCTTGAAGAGCGCGGCGTTCTGCGCTGGCTGCGGAGCTGAGTTTGTCGGCAAGCGGGGTGACCCGGCAGCAGGCGTTGTCGCCAAGAAGCCGACGAAGCCACTTCCGTCACACCGCGAGCCTGACGGCAATGTCCAGGATCTTGAGGGTGACGCAGGGCTGCCGTCCAGCCGCGAGAGCGACGGCCGTGACAACCAGCTGAATGCAATGGGCTGGGACAGCAGCGGCAAGCCGCCGGCTGGTGCAGCACTGCTGGATGGTGGCAGCAGCGCAGTCGGAGTCGGTAGTGGCAACAGCACGTCAATGGGGCGCAAGGGCTTCCCGGCTCCGTATTCTGTCGCCCGGATGCATGATGCTACCTGCTCGGCTTACAGCCTCCAGGTTGTCCTTGATGAGTACCCGTCGCTGGCAAAGGTTGCTGACGCGATGGATGTCGAGGACATCCGCATGCAGGCGTCAAAGGCCCTCGCTGACGGCGACTATGACCTGTCTGAGCTGATGCTTGGCGTTGCCCGCAATGCCGACATCGTGATCAAGACTGACGCGGATATTGTCGAAGACGTTCACGCCGACATGCACAAGGGCTTCCAGTCCATGTACCCGACGGCCAAGCCAACTCCTGGCTCAGTCTCACCTGGCATGTTTAAGCGGCCGTACGTGGACGCCGGGCACGCCCCGCTATCAGCTGAGCCGCGCAAGGCTGACCCGGCTGTCCCAATGCCGCCGGAGGCCCCGAACGCCCAGGACTTCACGCGTGGCGCGCTCACTGCCGGTGAGCAGCGCGAGAGCCCAGGCAAGCAGACTGACACCGCCCGGGCAAAGCCGGGACGGCGCTTCTACTCAAACATGGCTAAGACTGACGCACGGACTGCCATGCAGGCCGTCCATGACCACGTCTCGTCCATGTTCCCGGACCTCTGCCCGCTGAATGCCCAGACCGCACTGCCAAGCCCGATGGCAAAGGCAGAGGGCAGCGAGCAGCCGCAGAACCTCAACCTTCAGGCAGGCGAGATGACTCCCGAGGACGTGACCAAGGCCGTGCAGGAGGCCCTCCTGGCTGCCGGATACGACCCGCAGGGGATTAGCGCTGAGCGCTCAATGCCTGCTACCAGCAACCTTCCAGACGTCCAGCAGGGCCGTGCAACGGCATCGCTGGTCAAGGCCAGCAAGAGCAAGAATGCAGTTGCTCCTGCCGGCCTCTCTCCTGAGGATGTGGCTGAAATCGTTAAGTCAGCGACAACGCCACTTCTCGACCAGATTTCCCAGCTCTCCACCCTCGTGGATAAGCTGGGCTCACAGCCTGATCCCGCACAGGCCCCTAACCGCGGGATGGTGCTAACAGGCAGCCAGGTCACAACGGGCGGTGCCCGGCCAGCGGAACGGCGTTCCCTGGTGGACGAGGCTGCGGTTAAGGCACGTGATGAGAAGCTCCGGTACCTCCAGAGTTTCTCGCAGTCCGGCGACCCGACCATGCGCATGATGGCCGAGGAGCAGATTCACAAGATGCTAACCGCAGATTAATCCAGATGGCTAAGGAGCCTAATGGCGCAGATTATTGACGACGTCTCGGACGTCGCGAAGGATGCGGCGAGTGAGTCCGCATGGTATGAGACGCCCGTAGACATGCTGGCTGGCCGTATGCCAGAGGCAGTCAAGGGCGCAGGCTTTGCCCTCGGGCGAGGCAACAAGCCGCTTGACAACCCGGATGAGATCTTCGACCGCTCGTTCAAGGCGACGAAGGCCCTCCGGGCCGCCACCTTCAAGGGCTACACGGCCCCGGACGAGGTGCGGAAGTCGCTGAACCCGGCGTTCTCGTCGCAGTTCGGCATGTTCATGGCTGGCGGAACCCCAGGGTTCGGCAACAACGGCCTGGGCAATCTTGTTGACCAGATCAACAGCGCATTCAAGCAGACCGACGCGCTGAAGAACTTCACCCTGACGTCCCCGCTGTCGTCTGGCTTCGTGCCGTTCGACCTCGTGGCACCGTCTCGGCTCATCTACCCGGTTTACAGCCCGCTGCGGAACAAGATCCCGCGGACGCCCGGGCAGGGCACCTCACGGCGCGTCAAGGTCACGACCGGTATCTCCGGCTCGCAGACGGGCGGCCAGGGTGTTGTTGACATCTCGATCCCGGAGCTTGTGTCCGGCTCATCGATCACCGGCACATGGCCGCTGAACCTGCCAGGCTCAGGCGCGCAGACTGCCGTTGACCTCAACGTGCCTTACCAGTTCTTCGGCCTTACCGAGGCGCTGTCATGGCTGGCGCAGTTCGCCGGCCAGGGCTTCGAGGACATTTCTGCCCTCGCCAACCTAATCCTCCTCCAGGAGTTCATGCTGGCTGAGGAGTACGCCATGATCGCGGCTACCCCGGTCAACCTCGTTGCTCCTGGTGCCCCGACTCTGGTTGCCCGCACCGCGGGCTCAAACGAGACGGCAATCACCTACTCCAGCGGTGTTGTCGTCTGCGTTACGGCCGTGAACTACTACGGCGAGACAATTGCCTCGTCAACCGTTCACGCCACTGGTACCACCTCGACCACGACAGTCGTGGACGTCACGATTGCCCCGGTTGCCGGCGCGCAGCAGTACAACCTGTACGTGGCTGACTCCGCAACAGCGGGTCTTGCCTCGGCTACCCACCTTTACGTCGGCACCTCAGTGCAGGCAGGCGTCTCGTATGCAGGCAACCAGCAGGCTGGCTCAGTCGGCGGCCTGAAGTTCACGCTTCAGGGCGTTATCAACGGCCCGCTGACGGGTGTTGCCCCTCCGATTGCCGACACCGGCACTGGCAAGTCCACCCGCATGGCCGGCATCATCCCGGTCCTCTCGGGCCAGGCTGCGACTGCTGGCGTGTACCCGACCTCCCCGGTCTCATGGCAGGGTGGTTACCTCAACCAGAAGCTGGGCACCCACCTCAGCATCACCGGTGTTAACAACGCCCTCCAGGCGCTGTTCGACGGCTCCGGTGCGAACTCGCCGGGATCGTTCCGCGCTGACCCTGCCGAGCTGATCGGTGAAGGTGGCGACCTGATGCGCATGTCTAACGACATCGTGCAGTCAGGCGCGGCTACCAACTACCGGCTCAACCTCGACCAGGGCCAGATGGCTGGGGTCCGGACCGGTGCGGCCGTGTCCGAGTTCCAGAACCCGATCACCCGGTCGATTATCCAGCTGCTGGTTCACCCCTGGTTCACCCAGGGCACGGCCATGCTGATGTCCTACACCCTTCCGTTCACCTGGTCGAACGTGGCCAACGTGTGGGAGATGGTCATGGTGCAGGACTACCTCAGCATCTCGTGGCCAGTCATTGACGCAACGTTCCGGTACTCACTGTTCCAGTACGGCGCGCTCGTCTCGCAGGCACCACAGTACTGCGCCCTGATCCAGGGCATCCAGCAGTCGGACACTACCCCTTACAGCTGATCAACGACGGGGCCCGGCAGGTCACCCTGCCGGGCTTCTTAACAAAGGAGGCGCATGGGCGCACCCCAGTCGGTCCCCGTCGCAACATCTGCTACATATGTCCAGACAGCAGCAGCAGGGGTCCAGTACCAGATCATGAATGTAGGCACAGTCACCGCTTACATCAGTAACAACGCGGCCGTCTCGACAACGACCGGATTCCCGCTGACTCCGAACAGCTTCATTAACTGGTATAGCGGGTATCAGCTTGGCGGGGCTATCTACGCCATCTGCGCGGTCGGTGGCACGACACTCAATGTCACCGGTGACGCCACGTAGGAGACAGATGGCCACAAGCAAGACCGTTTCGCACCCGGCAGCAACAACGCTTCAGCTGGCCGGTAAAAGCTCGGGAATTCAGAGTGTCACTGTAACGCCAACCGCAGTGGGCGAGCGACTGTGGATAGGCACTGACTCTCGAGTCAGTATTTATCCGTGGTACGGGGTATCAGTGACAACTGGCCAGTCTGTGACGTTCCACGTGCCAGCGGGCCAGACTCTGTATTCATACACCAACCAGCCAGCCCAGTTCACCGTCTCAATCGCCTAATGGAGGCAAGTGCCTGCTTACACACCACCGCTGAACGAGACAACGTCTCCGTACCTGTTTGACAGTGCCGTCTCAATCGGTGGCGCTGCGGCATGGACATCGCTGTCTCCGTGGGCCCCGGCTGACTTCGGCTTCAAGGCCTGGAATATCCCGACGTACTTCGCAACTGGCACGTCAACGTTCAATGTCGTCGGCTCGGTTTACCTGACGACAATGCACCTTACGGCCAACCAGACGTATTCCAACATCTACGTCAGCGTCCTGGCTTCCGGTGGCACGGCAACAGCCGGGTCATGCTTTGCCGGAATTTACAACTCAGCCGGCACGCTTGTAGCCACGACTGCTGACATCTCGGGTGTCTTGGGAACAGGTGCCGCAAACCTTGGCAACCTGGCATTCCCGCTGTCCACCTCGTACACGCCATCTGCTGGCGGCCTGTTCTACGTTGGCATGTTCTTCAACACATCGGGTACGGCTTCATTCCCGGTGCTGAGGAGCATGGTAGGCCAGACGGCAGCTAACGGCCTGACGGCCTGGGCTGGCACCGTTGGCTGGGCGGGGCTTAACGGAACTGGTGCAGTCGGCACTGGTACCAACGTCGCTCCGTACCCGTGGTCAGCGATTGCCACGACGTCAGCAACTTCCATGCCGGCGTCATTCACCCTTGGCTCAGCTGGTACCACCGGTGCTACATGCTTCTGGTGCGGTCTGGCGTGACAACCCTTGCCGTGGTCGGCGGATGCGGGCACGTGGGCTTGCCCCTCGCGCTTGCGTTCGCTGGCCACGGCGTGCAGGTTACCATCCAGGACATCTCAGAGGAGCGAGTCAGGCAGGTGGCCATGGGCCATATGCCATTCATGGAACCTGGCTGCGCAGATCTTCTTGATTATGTCTTGGAGGAGGGGCTGCTTCATGTCACTACTGATCCTCAGGCTATTTCTGAGGCTGAGAACATCATTGTCATCACGGGCTCTGGCCTGTCTGACGTGCTGCCGTGGCTTCGCAATGGCCAGCTCGTCATCCTCCGGAGCACCGTCCGGCCGGGAACACTCGCCGAGGCTGAAAAGGAAATGGCAGCCGCCGGGCTTGCAGTTGATCTTGCGTTCTGTCCTGAGCGCATTGCCGAGGGTCATGCCCTGACTGAGCTTGCTGAGCTACCGCAGCTGATCGGGGCTCACAGCCAGCAAGCCTACCAGCGAGCAGTGTCGCTGTTCTCCCTGATTAACGGGCGCATCATCGGGATGACCCCGGAAGAGGCTGAATACGCCAAGCTCTTCACGAACGCGTGGCGGTACATCCAGTTCGCAGCGGCTAATCAGTTCTGGATGCTGGCAACATCGGCGGGGCTGGAGTACGAGGACATCAGGCAGGCTATGATGCTCTCATACCCGCGCCTTGACACCTTGCCTAAGGCAGCTTTTGCCGCCGGGCCGTGCCTTCCAAAGGATACCCGGCTTCTGAACTGCCCGCTCGGTGACGCGGCGCTTGCCGTTAATGAGGGTCAGCCTGCGTTCCTGGCTGATTTCATCGCAAAAAATTATGACCTGCCAGCCATGACAATCGGGATCTTGGGGATGACATTCAAGCCGGGGTCAGATGACGTCAGGAACAGCCTGTCATACGATCTCCGGGATGAGCTCCTGAAGAACGGTGCCTTGCGCGTTTTCTGCACCGACCCCTATATCGCGTCTCTGCCATCTCTTAACGAAGTCCGGGAGGCTTCTGACTTGCTCATCATCGCTACGGCCCATCCGGAGTATGACGGCATAACCGGGATCCGGATGTGAGCCGCGTCCTAGTCACCGGCAGCGCCGGTTTCATCGGTACTTATCTCACCACTGAGCTGGTAAGCCTCGGCTATGAAGTCCGTGGACTCGATAATTTCAGTAAGTATGGCCGGGTCGATCGTGACTATGATCTCGTAGAGGGAGATTGTAAGAGCCTCGAGACTGTCACCAATGCGCTTGAGGGATGCGATCATCTTATCGCAGGTGCTGCGAAAATCGGCGGGATCGAGTATTTCCACAAGCTCCCCTATGACTTGCTGGCTGAGAATGAGCGTATCATGGCGGCTACGTGTGACGCCGCCATTGAGCAATTCAAGAACGGCCAGCTGAAGAAAGTTACTTACATTTCGTCCTCGATGGTGTACGAGAGCACGAACATGTGGCCGTCGTTTGAGGGCGATGAGCTAGACGTCCCGCCTCCGCGCAGCAGCTACGGTTTCCAGAAGCTAGCCGTGGAGTACTGGGCCAGGGCGGCTTACGAGCAGTACGGTGTCCCGTACACCATCGTCCGGCCGTTTAACTGCGTCGGTGTTGGTGAAGATGCCTACATGTCGCACGTAGTCCCTGATCTTGCACGGAAAATCCTGAGCGGCCAGGACCCCCTGCAGATTTACGGAGACGGCTACCAGATCAGGCATTACACATACGGCGGAGACCTTGCCAGGGGCATTGTCATGGCAATGGAGCATCCGGCGGCTCTCTGCCAGAGCTTCAACCTCTCATCGTCTGTCAGCACGACTGTCCTGGAACTGGCGCATCTTATCTGGCGTAAGATCAATAAGAATAAGCCATTCCGGCACATTACCCTTCCGGCCTTTGAGCATGATGTAGCCTGCCGCATCCCGGACACGTATAAGGCGGAGACTATCCTGGGCTTCAAGGCTGAGACAAGCCTCGAGGAGATGGTGGACATTACCATCGAAGCGATTAGGAAGGAACAAGACAATTCGTATCCTATGGCATAGTAACGCTCCGTGGATCAATACGGGCTACGGCCAGCAGACGGCAGTATGGCTGCCACGGATCGCATCTCTCGGTTATGAGATGGCAGTCTCAGGCCCGTTCAGCTTTGCCGGGTCATCTATGACCTGGAAGGAATGGACGGTCCTCCCCGGAGCCGGTGACCCGTTCGGGTCTGACGTTATCCAGGGCCACTACGCCGTGCACAAGGCTGACTTCATGATCACGTTGTGTGACGTGTTCATGATGAACCCGGAAGTTCTCAAGCCGCTGAACGTCGCGTGCTGGACGCCGGTTGACTGCAAGCCGCTCAGCGTCCAGGATAACCGGGTTCTGCGGGAATCTGAGGCCCACGTCATCGCGATGAGCGAGTTCGGCAAGGACCTGCTCCGCGAGAGTGCGTACCATCCGATGTACGTCCCGCACGGTATCGACACGTCAGTGTTCACGCCGGGTGACGACCGGATGGACTTGCGCCGGCAGATGGGCATTTCCGAGAGCACGTTTGTTGTCGGTATCAATGCCGCCAACAAGGAAGGCCCACGCAAGGCTTTCCAGGAGCAGATCCAGGCGTTCGCCGCATTCCACAAGCGGCACCCGGACTCGCTCCTGATGCTCCACACGAACGTCCATGCGGGCAACAAGCTCCAGCCGCTGATCGAGTACCTGGGCATCCTGCCAAAGGTTATGGTCCCGAATCAGTACTCGTACGCGACGGGCATGATGGGCACTGACCAGGTGTCAAACTGGTACCGAGCCTGTGACATCTTGTCTATGGTGTCATACGGCGAGGGCTTCGGTGTCCCGGCAATTGAGGCTCAGGCGTGCGGTACCCCGGTTGTCGTGAATAACTTCTCAACTGGCCCGCAGGTTAAGGGTGCCGGCTGGATGGTTGAAGGCGAGCCGTACTGGGTGGACGGGCACTGTGCCATGTGGCAGCGGCCCGACATCTCAGGCATCGAGGATGCCTACGAGCAAGCATGGGAGACCAGGGAAAGCGGCGCAATGCCGGAACTTCGCGAGAAGGCCCGGGCGTTTGCCGAGCAGTATGACGCAGACCTGGTTCTTGAGAAGTTCTGGAAGCCGGCCCTCGCGCAGATCGAGGACAGCATCCCGCACACCCGCCGGGTTCTGGCAGGCGAGCAGGACAGCGTGCCGCTGCCAAGCGCAGTCTCTGACGGGCGTGACCTGGCCGTCATCGTTCCTAGCCGCGGCCGGCCGGCAAATGTCAAGCGCCTGATTGACGCCGTGACTGACACCAAGACACTCCCTGGCACTCACCTGTGGTTTGCGTTTGACGACAACGACGAGACTCTTCAGGAGAGCCTGGCCATCTGTAAGGAAGCAGAAGGCAAGGGCGTCAATGCCGTGTTCGGGCCACGCATGTCTCTCGCTGGCTGGACGAACAAGCTGGCCGAAGAACTTCACGATCACTATCACGCACTGGCTTCGTTCGGCGATGATCATGTCCCGCAGACCCCGGGCTGGGACGCCGAGCTGATGAAGGCCATCGGCGAGTGCGGGATTGCGTACCCGAACGACCTGGTGCGCGAGGACGTGTGCGAGGCCGTCGTTATGTCATCGGCCATCGTCAAGGCCCTCGGCTGGATGGCTGAGCCGA